AGGGAGGAAGTCTCCCCCATGGAATCAAAGTCATCCAAAATTACAGAATTACAACAAAAAGAATCAGTGGCAACATGGACGTGGAAACATCCCAATATACAGCCAAGTTTCTTCGAGAGTCTTCCAGCTCCGATTGATATAGATGATGCACATTTAAGAATGTGTTGTCATAAAAATACTGAAATAGATTTTGATCTACAGATTAAAACTATGGAATTAGAAGAAAAAGAATATTCAAATGCTAAAAATGAAGGTAGACCTGTAGATGATTTAATAACTGATGCTCTTGCTAATCAAATTAGGTATGTAAAAAGCAAAAGATATCATCATAATGCTCATTCTTGTTACTGGTATTGGATACAGGAAGAATCAAATTTTAATCAAAAGAAAGCAAAACGTAAAAAAAAGCTTCAAAAATAAATTTCATATAGAATAAAGAAAATAATAGAGGAGTTCATGGAGAAAGATTCAGCTAATTTATATGCTTTACTTGCTGGCTTTACCCAAGAAGGAACTCCTCTAGAAGCTTTAATTGGTAGCAAAATTGAATGGGGTGTTACTGTTTTAACTGCTGCAATGCTTGCTAATGAAAATTTAGCAGGAAGTATGGAAGCACAAGAAATGGTTGATGGTGCTATAAATTATTACAATTTAATTCAAGAACGTTTAGCTTTTTATAGACAAAATCAAGTACATAATCTTGAAAAAATGATTGATAGTTAAATGCTGCTATCGTAAATATATAACTAATAAATTAGATGGAGAAAGAGAAACTACCTCGTTTAATTCTAAATTTTTCTGTAGATTTAGATATTGATTATAATCCTTTTAACGGTAAAACTAAAAAAGAATTTATCAAACATATTGAATCAGAATTACATGAAGTTTTATTTGATGTAAGCCCAAGCGTAAAAAACGCTTATACTTCTCTTATTGCTATTGATGAAAATGCTTAACAAATCTGATCAATTTGCTACTCCTGAATGGAGAGAAGAAAATAACCGTAGAGTATTTTTTCAAAACCATATGTACAGATGTGCAGGAAGAGATAATCCTGATCATCCAATGCATGGTCTTTTTACTGGTTTATGGAATGACTTTTGTTTAAATGAAGCAGGTAAAGCACAAAGAGATATGTGGTTTGAACGCATAGAATTTATACAAAAAGTACAAAATGGAGAAATTGTTTTACCACAATCTTCAAATCATGTTGTTGAAGAAGAAATCCCAAGACCTGAAGAAGAAATAGCACAAGACTTTGATGTTTCTAATGCTGATCCAGTAGATGCTTATTTAAATTGTTCTGCTGAATGTGATATTGATGATCAACAATGTGAAGATATTTGTTTAGATGAATTAAAAAAACCTGTAATAGAAGAATTCGGTACACTTACCGTTGGTCAAGCAGATTCACCACATCAAGCTGCTATAGCTAAATGAACTGTTATCTTTGTGGTACTCCACTTAATATATCAAGCAATATAGATTTCCCAGAACATGAACTTTATAATATGATTAGTTTTTTTGATTGTCCTAAATGTAATGCAGCTGTAGAGGTCTATCATCCAATAGATCAAAGAGGTTCTACTTCTTGCCAATGTTCAATACGATGACAATTGCTACATAAAGGAATACATTTATCTATTTCTATTTCAATATTTTTCCAACTATAACCTACACCTACCATACGAGAAATATTATCTTTTTTATCACCAAGATGGTGAAATTCTAAAACACGATAGTCTTTTAAACCACAAACTTTACAGCATAATGTTTTCTTATGTGTTATTAACTTTTGTCTGTTTTTACGTATTCGTTTTTTACTATTTTTCCAACTCATATTGATAAAAATTATTATTCTTTCCAAATCCATGCTATTTGGTATTCATCTATATATGGTTTTAAATCTAATGCTTGCATTAATTCTCCAATAAGCCGACCTTTACCTAATAGTCTGCCATCTGCTGCCCTTAAGTTATCGTCTACAACAATTAAAGTTCCTGGTTTAATAATATTTTTAGCTGCAAATAATTCTTTTAAATGATGTGCAGATGATTCCCAATCATTTCCCCAATCTGTAATATTAAACGAATCTAAATAAAGTAAATCTACTTTGCCTTCTAAATAACCTAATTCTTCTACCGAGTCGCCACAAATAACTTCAACACGTTTACTTGTATTTTCTCTAGCAAGTTTACATGCATTAGGACTAATATCAATTGAAATAACATTTCCTCCTCTGTGCTTTACATAATTGTCAAACAATAATGTAGAACAACCATCACCTCGATAATTGTCCTCTTCCCTGTAGCAGCCTGTTTCTACAATAAAGATTTCTTTATCTTTAAGATCATCTAAATACTTAAAAATTGTTCTAAAACTATCTGATCTTCCTCCTAAATCTTCAGCTATACCATCAAAATATTCATTCCAAAAAGTCATTTTGTTTTATGATTACCTCTTTGAATATAACTTATTTAACTAATTTGTCAGATAAAATATGATTTTTCTACTAGACTTGACAGAGCAGATAACTTAAATGTAATACATATTTTAAAAATGAAAGACACTAATATTCTTGAAATTGAAAAAGAGAAAGAGATTATAAATGATGATGTAATGAAAGATATTAATAAAACTGCTGCACGTATAACGCTTAATGGAAAACGTCATTACACAACACCTTTATTTACAGGACCAGCTCCTTCGGTAACAACCATAATTTCTGAAACTGCTTCTGAACAAAATAAAAAGAAATTAGAAATGTGGTCTAAAGCTAATCCAGGGGTAAAAGAAAAAGCAGCTGAACGAGGCACAGCAATCCATTATGGAATGGAACAATATTTAAAAGGTGAAAAAGATCCAGAAATATGTGAAGATTATGCAGAATTCTGGGCAGGTATGCCAAAAATACTTGATCAGTTTGGAGACGTGCTTTGGGCAGAATCACCAGTATTAGAATCTTTTAATTTCACAATGGGTGCTGATGAAGTTGCCCGTGTCTGGGGTGCTGATAAAGAAGGACGTGCTTGGGCTGGTGCTCCTGATATTATTGGATTTGTAGAAGATAAATTAACTCTCGCAGATTTAAAAACAAGTGTAAAACCTTATAGTCGTAAATGGCCTAAAGAATATGAAAAAGGTTCACAAGAATGGAGAGATCTTTTAGGTGGTTATATGAAATTTAAAAAAACTTGTAAGCAATTAGCAGCTTATGACCTTGCTATACAACAAACTTTAAATGTAAAAGTTGATCAAGCTGCCATATTAGTATCAACACCTTTACGTACTCAAGTCTTTAAAATATCAAGAAGGTTTCTTGATAAATTACACGTAGATTGGTTAAAAATAGTAGAAGAATACTATAAACAGATAGATAATTGTAATGTTTATGATGCAGATTCAATCTAAAATCTAAGCTTAATATTTTGAATAATTCATTTCAGATTATCCACACTAGGATAATAGAACACCTAAAAATAGTTTCCAATGGAAATAAATGTTTCCGTTGGCGAGTGGATGAATACTCTTAAAAGTCGTATGGAAAATGCGACAGACGGGGATTGTTTTCATTTGCCAACACAAATGCATTATCATGCATTCACGCTATTAAAAGAAGAGGTGTTCCCACACAAAAAACTTAATGTAATCATTAACAACACTCAACTCTAATGACAAAAACAAATCAAAAATCTTTGAAACCAGGAGAAATCCGACTTGACTTTATATCTAAAGAATGGCCTCTCACACCATTAGGACCAAATAAAGACCCTTATATTAGTGGATGGCAAAACAAACCATGTAGTGTCCATGAAATTGAATCTGAAATTCTTACAGGGCAATGTAAAGCCATCGGCCTCTTATCAGGTCCAGTTTATAATCTCCCTTATGGTCTGGTATGGGTTGATGTTGATGGCCCTAGTGTTTACAACTTAATCGAAGGTTTATCGGATAAAGACGTAGATACAGCTTTACCAAAAACATTGTCTATTCTTAGTGGTAAAGATGGAAGAGAAAGAAAACTATATCGTTTAGACCGAGAAAAACATAAACATTTTGTACGAAATAAATACACATGGCATGCTGAAACAGATAAAGAAAAATTAGAAATTCTTTGGAAAAAGCATCAAGGTGTTTTGATGGGTTTACATCCTGATACCAATGGATATTACACAGCGAAAAATGAAGGTTTTGAATGGATTTCTAAACTTCCTGAATTACCTGAATGGATATTAAATTGTATTATTAATAAAAATATAAAACAAGGTTTACCAGCAACAGAAACAACTAGAATAATAGGCCCTACTTTTGCTGTAAATGCTGAAGCCTCTCTCGAAAGAGACATGCAACTCGCTACTGAAGCTATGTGGTCTATGCCTTCAGAAGCATGTGATGACTACGACATTTGGATTACTATTGGTCAGTCGCTTCACTCGCTTGATGATTCGCTTCTTGATGATTGGGATGAATGGTCTAAGCAATCTTCTAAATATAAAGCTGGTGAGTGCAGCAAACGTTGGAAAAGTTTTGACAAAGGCGGGGCACGTACTCTTGGCTCTTTAATCCACCATGCAAAAGAATATGGATGGAAACCTTCTCAAGAATATAAAACAATCAATAGAGAAATTGATGAAAAAACATTAGAAGGATTAAATCAAATGCTTGACGAATTTCATTCAACATCTACTGCATCTAAACCAAAAGTTGTACGTAATGAAAAAAAACTTTCAACTCCAATTAATAAAGGAAGAGAACAAAAACCTCGTAACCCTTCTTCTGATATTATTGCTAATGTTTTAATTCAATCTTATGATGATTGTTTAAAATACAGTCAAGCTCAAGGTTGTTTCTTTAATTATAATTATCACTCTAAAGGTTTATGGTCTGCTTTATCAGATACAGAAACTAAAGGTGAAATAAAAAATAGACTTGAAATGTTAAAAGATCAACTATTACCTAATGGTTATAGTATGAATCTTGTTAATGATGTATTAGAACAATTAAGAATTACACTAATACATGATGATTGGTACGAAGGTAAAGATTATTTATTATTTAAAAATGGAATCTTAGATATAAACACAAGAGAGTTGATTCCTTTTGATAAGGAAATGTATATGACGCAACAACTCCCTTATGAATATGATATACAAGCTACATGTGAACCAATTATTAAATGGTTAAAACATGTACAAGATGATAGTTGGGGAAGAGTACAAGTCCTTAGAGCATGGTTACGTGCTGTTTTATTAAGTCATTCAGATATACAAAAGTTTGTAGAAATTGTTGGTCCAGGTAAATCTGGTAAGTCTACATATTCCAACCTTGCACATGCATTAGTAGGTGATACAAATGCCATTATTTCTCAATTAGATCATTTAGAAAAAAGTAGATTTGAAACAGCTAATTTATATAAAAAGAAATTACTTTTATTCAATGATGTTGAAAGATATGGCGGTTCAGTTTCAGTATTAAAAGCAATTACTGGTCGTGATTTAATTCGAAATGAACGTAAATTTCAAGCTGGTTCATTAAAGCCGTTTAAATTTAATGGGTTGGTAATGATAACTGCAAATGAACCAATACAAACGACAGATCCTACATCTGGGCTTGCACGTCGTCGTCTTACTATTCCTTTTGATCGACCTTTCACTGGTAGTGCAGCTGAACAACGCACCTTAATTGATATGGATGATAGCGGTAATCCTTTTGGGGATTTCGCTTCTTTGCTTCCAGGGTTGGTCAATTGGTTATTAGATATGAATGAGTTAGATATGCGTGAATATCTAATGGAAACTAATAAAAAAGTTGCTTTCTTTGCTAAACATCATCGAGAACAAATTCTTAAATCAAATCAAATTATGGATTGGATGGATCATTGTTTGATATTTGATCCAGGTAGTTCTGCCTCCGTTGGTTTAGCTAAAAGTTCTCAACCAGGATCAACAAATGTTTATGTATCTTGGGATAAATGGCTTTATGCAAGTTACTGTGAATTTTCTAAAGCATCTAATAGTAACATTCTGGGACGTAGTAGATTTGAAACATTATTAATGGATGTATGTGTTCATCAACTTCGTTTAAATATTTATAAATTTAAAGATCGTAGAGGTATGAGAGTAAAAAATATTGCTTGTCGTTCTTCTGATCAAAAATATATTGAATATCCTTCTATTATTGAAGTTGGTTTAAATAAAGAAAAATGGAAAAAAGAATATGGTGACATAATTGATAAAAAAGAAATGAAAATAGAACAGCAAGAAGATTAATTATCTATAACTATTTATACAGAAATTGTGTATATTTAGAGAAGAAATATAAAAATAATGCCAAAAAAACCAAAACTTTTATGGTGTGGAGATATTGTTGCAAAAACTGGTTTTGCAAGAGTAACTGAAAATGTTCTTCCTTTTTTAGCTAAACACTTTAATATTGTTGTTCTTGGGCATAACTGGTGGGGAGATCCAACACCTTTACAGAAGAAATACAAAATGTATCCTTCTTCTAATAGATTTCAAACTGCACCATTTGGTGAACAAAGAATTAGAGAAGTTGTTCAAAAAGAAACACCAGATCTTATTTTTAGTATTAATGATATGTGGATTATTAATGAACAATATAAACAAATAGAAGATTATCATAAAGATAAAAAATTTAAATTTATTGGTTATGCACCAATGGATTCTTATGGTTGGACTGGTTGTTTAGGTGATAAAGCTAATAATTGGGATGCAATTATTTCTTATACAAAATTTGGTGCAAGAGAATTTATTAGTGGTGGTATTACAAAACCTATAGCTGTAATTCCTCATGGTGTAACTCCAGGGCAGTTTTATCCTGTAGACAAAAATAAAGCAAGAGAAGAATTAGGTATTGATAAAGATGCTTTTATTGTTTTCAATGGTAATCGAAATCAATTCCGTAAACGTATTGATATAACAATTGCTGCTTTTGCAATCTTTGCTAAAGATAAACCTGAAACTATTTTGTATCTACATATGGGTAAAAAAGATCAGGGTTGGGATATTATGCATCTCTTTGATAGAGAAATGAAAAGAAATAAAATTGATCCTAATTCCAGAATTATTTTAACCTGTGATGTAGATGGTCCACCAAATGTAGAAGTAGAAACTCTTAATACTATTTATAACGCTGTTGATATTGGAGTCAATACATGTAAAGGAGAAGGATGGGGCTTAGTTAATTTTGAACATGCAGCTTGCAAAGTAGCTCAAGTTGTTCCAGGACATACTTCTTGTAAAGAAATCTTTGAAGGTTATGGTCGTTTAATTAAATGTGACCATATAGATACTGATACAAATTATGGACGTGAAATGCCTTGTCCTTCTACTAAAGATCTAGTAGAAATTTTAAATGATTTATATAACAATAGAGATAAATTAGAAGCTACAGCTGAACTTTGTTATGAACGAGCATTAGAAAAACAATTTGAATGGGAAAGAATCGGTCTTCAATTCACTGGAGTATTTCAAGATACTTTAAAAGGTGTTGATCATTCACTTGATAAAAAATCTAAACCTAAACCTAAAGTTAAAAAGAAACCTGTAAGAAGAAAGAGGAAAATAGGTAATGCTTAGAAAGATTACTTTTCGACCTTGGGGATGGTGGCAATCAATATTCAAAGGACCTGGCTATCTTGCTAAAGTTATTAACGTTAAAAAAGGAGAACAACTTAGTCTTCAGTATCACAACCATAGAAGTGAAACTTGGATTATTGCATCAGGAGAAGGAGAAGTTTTTGCTAATGGTATATGGCAAAAAGCTAGAACTGGTAAATGTATTCATATTCCTGTTAAGGGAACTCATCGCATTAAAGCAGATAAAACAGACCTAGTTCTTATAGAAGTCCAATTTGGGGATAAAATTTCTGAAAAGGATATTGTAAGAATTGAAGATGATTATGGTCGTGTGCAAGAAAACACAGAATAGGGTCTTTTTTTCTTATGCGTAGTTTAAATTACACTTCTATTCTGAGTCTTATGAGACTAAAAAACTTAGAATAAAAATGTAATTTATCTCTAGACATAAGAAATTTCTATACTATTCTATGTTTTTATGTCATCTCAATGCCTCACAACTATAAAAAAATGCCTCCTTTATGGCATTTGGAAGAACTATTCAAACTATCCGATAAGTATCCAACTGGATTAGCATGGGCTATTAACAAAGGCAAATATAAAATTGGTGACTCTGTAGGTACCAAGAATAAAACAAATGGGTATTATTTTGTTTCAATTGATAATGAAAGTTATATGGTTCATAGAATTGTATATTATTTAAGAACAGCTTATTCTCCTGATAACTGCTGTATAAAACATAATCATTTAAATAAAATAAAAGACAACAGATTAGAATTAAAACCTATTCGTTATTAATGATGTTAAATTCTGACCCTATTGATTTTAGATATGTTAAAGATATTGATAAATTAGATGATAAACAATTAAAAGATAAAAGTTACTATAAAGGTTTTCCTTGCTGTCATGGACATACCATTCGAGATATTGACCATCATTGGTGTTATCACTGTGTAAAAAAAATAGAATCTAATATCTGTGGTTTTGATATTAATTATCTACATACAGATTACAAAACTAAGTATCAACGTTTATGGGCTAACATTCATATTAAAGATTTTAATGAATGTTGGGAAGCTAATCTTCCAGGAAAACGAGTTCCTCATCGAGTTTGTTTCCCTTCTTATCGTTCACAATACAGTTGTCAAAAGTCAGAAAATACAACAGCTCATAAAGTTATTTATAACTGTGCTTGGGGTGATATTGGTAATGTATTTGTAACTAGATTATGTTCTAATCCATGGTGTTTAAATCCTTTACATATGTTTTCTACTTTTAATCGACGACTATATCCAAAAAAAATTCAACCTTTTTCTACAAAATTTGAAGCTGCTAAATTAATGAGATTAAGTAAAGCAAAAACATTAAATAGAGAACAAGAAATTATTGAAGAAAAATATCAAAAAACTATTCAACATCCTTTAACAGTTAAAGATACGCCAGCTTATGATGAAGGATAGATAATGTTTTAATATAATAATGGCTCGCAACCAAGTTACACAACGACAAAGAACAGCAAAAGATCCTTTATTAGTTGGTACATTTGAAGAAACGTCAATTCGTTATTTAAAAGGTACATTAGGAGGAAAAAACCAACCAATTAGAGGAGGATATGGAGGAGGAACTCTTAACCATTGGTTTAAAATTAAATTAAATACTTCTGCATGGATCATTACTGTTAAAGCAGGTGGATGGGAAAAATGGTTTACTGTTTCTGCTTATGACATAAATAGAAATCCTATAGTTGGGAGAGGAATTTTTACAGAAGATAGTTTAGAAGTTATAGAAAATGGAAAAGTATATCATCCTTATACAGGCCATATTATGGCAACAGAATCCGAACTATATAATCAATATGATTCAGAACGTTTAGATAAAGGTGATTCAAGATATTATCCATTAGATATAGGAGAATATTTAATTTGTGTATCTAGTACATTAAATACTCCTTTTGATTATGAACTTGGAATAGTTGTTGAAGTTGCTGATACATTACCTGTATTACTAACAGAAAATTATGATCGTTTGTTATTAGAAACTATTGGACTTGAAGATAATATTTTACTTGAAACTCCTGATACTTATAGAGGAGAAGATAGTCATGATCATTCGTTATCTGAATGGCAATCAGCATGGAGAAGAGAAAGACAGACTTATGAGAAATTTCCAGAAATTCTTGTTAGTCTAACTACTAAACCATAAATATTATGGATTCAAATTTATACACAGAAATTCTTGATGAACATTATTATGCATGGAAAAAAAATCATGCTGATGTTCCAAATATAAATTTAACCGCTAGATTTAAAGAGGAATGGGAAAAAGTTCCTTATTTACAACAATGTAAATTATATGATTGCTAATGGAAAATAATGACATTAAGAACAACGAGAGCAAAGAAGACAGTAATAACTCGTCTTACAGGGGGATATATTTTGAAAGTGAGATTGATTCCATGGATGTTTACAAAAGACGGCGTGATATGGCTCGCAAGTATGGCAGTAGGAAAAAGTATGCGTCAGATCAACGATTGGATGATGAGAAAAAACAACAAAAGAACCCACCAGATGGATATATCTTTGACAGGTAAATTTGGTCCTAGAACACAAGCTATAGCAATAAGAAAAGTAAGAGATTGGATGAAAGAAATTCCTAAAGGAGATTCAATTACTTTACGTTGTGAATCATATTTATCAGATAAACAATTTAATATTTGGAAAAAATGGTTTCAAAAACATGAAGATAAAGAATGGGTTATATCGGACGACCATAAGTCTTTCTTTTTTTATAGGGCTGAGTAAAATATAAATAGTTTTAAACAATCAAATGATTGCTCTCATTCGTCCATTGCTTTTTAAATTTGTTAATACTCCTCAAGTCAAGCAATTGATTATTGATTTATTAACTAAGCTTGCTGATTCAACTGATAATACTGTTGATGATAAAGCAGTTGTATTTATTAAAAACGGTTTATTCCCTGGAGCCAAGCAAGCTAAATAGCAGTAAACCACCAAACTGCTCCTTTTTCTTTATTAACGTAATTACGTAAATCAAATGCATCATGCTTATTTAGTGTGATGCATTCTCTATGTCCATGTAACTCATAGCACATGTTCACAGTTATGTTTTTATTTCTAGTGAGTGTCATAATCTTATACTAATCAGTAGAAGTTAATTATTACAAATGGCAGAACAGAAAGATGCGGAAATCCTAGAAGAAAAAAAGGATGAGAAGAAAAAAAATGTACTTGAAAAAGTAAAAGATGCAATACTTCCAGACCAAGAAGAACAAGCTGCAATCATTAGTACATTTGTACGCCTTGGAGTGTTGATTTGGTCCGGCGGAATATTGACATTAAATTACGTTTCTATCCC